GTGCTTCCATGTCGGATGCGGTAGATTCAATTTGTTCTTCGGTCATATTCTTCACCTTCGAGTAATCCGTGCTACCTGTGGTTTGACACTTAAAGGTTTCAGTAGCAATCACCTTTTCTACTGTTTCTATGTTAGCCTCGGGATAAGCGGGTCTGTGTACAATAGCGAGATGGTCGAACTCAAAGTCTTCGGCAAACCACATAGTTGGGCGACCGCCTTCTTGTTCGGCTTCAATAATCTCGGTAGGGATTCCTGTGCCTCCAATAGATACTCCGTATTCGGGGCGCATCCATAGACCGGATTCGAGAGAAGCAAATAATTCTGTTCTGTGAACTTCGGCTACATATCGGACTTCATATCCTTTTTCGGTAGCGTGATAACTTGCTTCGGTAACAACACCTACTGTGGCTTCATCTACGCCGCCATCCATGTTTCTACGGAAGCGACCCATTTCAGCCTTCGGGTGATTAAGTGTTACATCGGAACCAATCATTTTAGCGGTTAGTCGAGATGCGAGTTCGGGGCGAATACCCCAACTGTTCTTGTTAAGTCCACTTGTAAATGCAATGCCACTGATTCGCATAATGCTTTTACCAGTGCTTGCTTCGATTCTTGCTTCGATTGTGTCTATTTGAATATCACAGGTTACTGCAACTCGTACACACTCGCCGCCAATCAGTTCTTCTCCGACTGCACATTGTTCATCACATGATGCTTTCTTTTCTTTCTTGTCATAATATGCAACTTCTTCGGTTTCTCCGAAGTCATGGTTAGAGTGGGCATCCATACATTCTTCGGTAGAATAACCTAACTCTTCACATCGGGACATAAAGGCACCATGGTCCTCATCATCAGTAGGAGTAGGTACTGCGGCTTTTACAGGTACGCAGTTTGGTACCTCTTTGCCGTTCTTTGTTTTCATACCGTACTGTTCGTAGCCGGTAGTACAAGGGTCGTCATCGTCTTTAGCAGTAGAACCTTTACATCCACAACCACAGTCTCCTTCGCTGGCCTCAACTTTGTTAGTGGACCATTGTCGGCATGACCAGTAGCCAGCAGTTGTCTTGTCTTTCTTTTCCGCACAGTTATGGCGGTCACGGAAAGCCTTTCGACGCTTAGGGTCGTCACGCTTAATCTCCATGTTAGGGTCGCCAAATCGAACAATGATAACAGTACCTTTACCGTTTTGGACATACACAGCGAACTTTGATTTTTCCTTTGGTGTTCGGAATGGTTTATTGAGTGTAACCTTTCGGCCTTGATATTCAGCGGCGGAGAATGTTTCTCCCCAGTCTTGGTAGTCTTCGTTCATGTTAATCATTCCTTTTTCTTTCCAGTGACAAAATCTACTTTGGTTTTACTTTCTTTGACATCTACTTTTTTTGATTGTTCATCAAACCAAACATCTAAAAATGTGCATCGTGTCACTTTTCTTCACCCATTTTATGTACGGGAGTTAATTTAACAATGGTCTCCTTATGTTTTTCAACAATGTGATTGTGTTCTTGAGCGGCGGCAAGCATCTCTTGTTGGTGTGCTTGGTCGGACTTTTCAATTTCAATGATGTGTTGCTTACGCAATCCATCTCGAATACGCTCGTGTTCCATTTCAACACCCATGTTGTCAATCTCAATAGATTGTTCGGACTCCCACATACGCAGGACAGTTCCAAGAGCGGGAACTGCGACACCGCTAATAATTGCTAAGAGTGCGATAAATCCATCAAGGTCCATTAAAACAACTTCGGGCTTAGTAATACCTGTGAATACTACCGCACCAGCGGCAATAATCCATAGGTATATTGTGGGTAGTACTGTACGCTTTACCATACGGTCGTTAAATGTGTCTTTATTTTTCATCATTTCATACCCCTCCTTTATCGGTTGGACTTGAACTTTCTTCGGGCGGCTTGTTTTCTTTATCACGAGGTAACTCTCCTACATTACTATCGGAGACTGGCGCGTTATATCTTTGTTTGCCGACATTGGGCTTTTCCGCAGGTAGACTTAAATCAAATCGAGCCTCGTTTAAAGTGGTAATTCCCGATTCAAATGCCATAGTAGCACGGCGTGTTATCTCGAATGGGGATTCTTCATCCATAGGCTCAAACATAACCTTCGGTAAGTCCGAGTTAATATGCTCAATACCAAGAAGTTCTAAGTGCTTAGAAAAGAGTGCGTTCATAGATTGAGAAAGAATTGTTTGTAGCCGACGAATTGCTTGGACCGACCACTGGCTTGCATTGTATGTAGCGGCAAAGGTAGACCCACGCTCTTGTCCCATACTTACACGAGGGACATGTAGAACAGATGAGATGTCAGCGTTGACTGAATCTAAGAAGCCGGAGTTATCGGGTACTGTATTCTTGAGGTCTACGAACTCCATATTAACATAGTGAGGTAGGATAGGTACTTGGTCCGAGCGGAGACCGTCGAGTAAAGTTCCTACTGAATCCATAACATAGTTAAGACGAGCCTCGGCTTCTTCGGGGTCAGTGATATTCTCCACTGCTTCCGGTCCAATAGTAATGTATTGTTTGGTGAGTGAGTCTTCGAGAGCAATGCGATTATTCATACTGTTGTATTTTGCACGAATGGCTTGCTTGAGAGCGGTGAAACGAGATGCGCCCCATACACCATAGGTCCAGCGACCCAAGCGGTCTCTAAACCAATTGGAACGATAATCAATACGAATGTGGAGGATTTCTTTTGATGGGTATTCTTGTGGGTCTCGTGCTTGTTCTCGCAATAGATACTTAGTGGCTTTCATAATTGCGTTCTCTTTATCTGTTTGAGTTGAGCCGGTCCGGTCATCCATAATACTAATTTGAGCAATAGGTAGAGATTGTAATTCTGTGATACCTACACCAGTCTTACCAATATACTTTGAAATGTCATTACCGTAGACCATTAGGTTTCTCATACCATTGATAAGTAGGTCATCAAAGTCAAGTGTCTCTTCTGTTAGTTCTTTGATTGCGTTTCGGATAGCGGAGTTCTTGCCACCAATAATTTGATACTTGTTTGCTGTGAGGCTGATGGTTCGGACTGCACCGTTAAGTTCGGGGTCATAGTTGAGCATGTCATCGTAGAGGTCAAACTCATTAGTGTGGTCAAAAGTACCACGAAGTGCTTCTGTATTTTTAACTATGTCCGGTATACCTGCCGCCATTACCGTAAAGGGACTGTCACTCCGACGACTTGCCGTAGTATAAATAGGAACCTTAGCGGTTTCGTCAGCCGCAATAATTGGGCGAGAACTAAATGGATTCCACCATGCCATACTTAACGCACATATGAGATGTTATTTGAACATCACTCATGCCACATGCTCTTTTTCTTTTGTTTTCTTTTATAAAATAAGTAGACGACACTTACCCAAAAAAGAACTTCGGCTATAATAAGACCATATGCTAATAGCATTGGGTGTAATGTAGGAGTCATGTTTGTTATTTTTTTTGGCGTGGCTTTAACATTCGCATCAAAAGCGTACATATTTTCCACCGGAACCTCGATTCCTTGCAGTCTTGGTGGGTTTTTTGTCTTTTGACCAACCACCCATGCTTGTCGTTCTACTTGCCATTGGCATAAAGTCGGAACGCTTTGGTTTGAATTGGTCAATTGCGTGAGCAAACGCCATAACTGTGTCGTTGTGCTTACCCACATCTACAATCTCTCCGTTTTTCCATACATGGTTTTCTAATTCATCAAGTATTATGCCTATTTTTTTCCGCATATCGGCGGATGCGTAGGGGAATACAATAAGTTCTCTATCAAACCATACTCGAAGGCGGTTAAGTATACCCTGCTTCAATCCTTTGTTTGATACTTTAGATGGGCGATAGTCTACCAGTCCACCTTTTTGCTCTATGATAGTTTCGTAGAGTCTTTGAAATCCTACATCCTCCGCCGCAACTGGTGATTTGAAATGCTTTGCCCATTCGATTATTACATCGGCTTGTCTGTCCGGCGCAAAGTCATTACGCCTCCACATATCAACAAAGTGTATGTACCCTTCATCATCTTGTCGTAAACATATTAAAACGGAGTAGTCCTTACCAATAC